CTCCAAGTTAGTCCACAACCCTGCACCCTCTGGAACGAGACTAGCGTATATTGCAAGTATGCCTTGCAATTGGCGCGAATCTCATGACAATGGGTTGTATTGGGTTGGTACGTCGAACAGCGCTGTGCCTAGTTTTCCCGGCCACCTGGAACAGGTTGCCGTGTCACGGGCACTTTTAAAGCTTAAGATGTCCCGACCAAATCTTGCAGTTGCATTTGCTGAACGACACGAAACAAAGCGCACAGTAATGGACGCTATGAAAAGTATCGCTCACTCAGTATCTTCTTTTCGAAAATCTAGCCCTGCTTTATGGGGTCAGGTTATCAAAAACGGTACTAAGAATCAGCTCCACGGTATTCCGCGGAAATGGTTAGCATTGCAATATGGTTGGAAGCCATTGATGTCCGATGTAAATGCTAGTTGTAATGCTCTTGCAAATAGGGAACGTGACTCTCAACTTTATAAGTTAAGAGTTGTCGGTACCTCTAGCGAGAAATTTACTACTCATCACTACAAAGGATGGAACGACTCCGGATTTCAAGTTACTGATGAAGGCAGCCATATTGCTAAGGCTGTCCTTTATTATTCCTTGAGAAACGGAGCTTTGGCTACATTCTCTTCTCTGGGTTTAACTAACCCTTTGGAGTTAGGATGGGAACGTGTTCCTTATTCATTCGTAATTGATTGGTTCCTCCCCGTCAGTAATTGGCTATCTACTTTAGATGCCGATCTTGGCTGGGATTTCCACTCAGGTACGTTGACTAAGTTTTCACGTATGAACGCTACAAGTTACTTCTCTACTAGTGCCTCCGGGATGGCTGCCGCGGGTTTGTCCCGCGTCGACTGGCTCGGTGATACCTATAGAGCGCACGGGATTGTTATGTCTCGTACGGTTTATGTAACTTCTCCGTGGGCTGGGTTACCACACTTTAAAAACCCGTTCTCGAGTCTCCATGTAGCTAATGCTTTATCGCTACTTACGGAGGCTTTCCGTCGCTGACATATCGTGCAAGGTTTCTCAACCCCTAGCGATATTTTTGGTAAGGATCCTTCCTTATGTCACAGCAAGCTAACGTGACCCTTAACACGGTCGTGTATGCTCCCAATGGCACCTCAAACGGTATTGCTACCTGGGCTAATCGCTCTTCTAGTTTCGGAGCTGGTTTTAGCTTCTTAACTGAAAAGCTCGCCCAGAATAACTCTACCGGTGTGGTACGTATGGAGTTTAAGCTCACAGTGCCCATAGTCGAGACGGTGGGTACAGCGCATGATGCAGTTGGTACTCTGTTGAGAACTTCAACAGTTATTATCACCTGCCTTGTGCCTGCTAACTCAACGAGTGCTGAACGTACTGATCTGAAGCTCCGTATTCAGAACCTTGTTGCCTCAACGCCCTTTACGGACGCTGTTGGTAACTTGGATCCTGCGTATGGTTAATAGTATGTCCTATAAGGACTACTACCGCCGAAGTATCTTTCCGTTCGTTTCACTAGGAGTGACTTCTAATGAAAAAGCAATCAAAGAGTTCCCATCCCGGGTTATCCGGGATGTACCGTCGTTTCGAAAGTTCTGCAACTGTGGTTGCTCTCAGTGTATTTTCTGCACTAAGAACGCCCGTTGGAGAGACAGCTTACTCTTACTTAAGAAAATCTAAGTATGAGGATCTTTTAGCCCTAACTGTTAATCCTAAAGATTACAGTTGTGCTTCACGGTTTCGGGATGATTATCTCGTCACTGAATTAATGTCTAAATTCGATTCGTTCGATTTAGGCATTGATCGTGATAAGGTTGCTCTCGATAAGTTTATCTCCTCTGAAAAACAGTGTGAACAGACAAATAAACGTTTGTCAAGTCTCTACGAGTCGGGACTTTATACCCCCTACTCGCCCGAGTCTTTCATTTGGACGGCTCGTGAAAAGATAGCTCGACTTCTCGGTTCCTTTGATTGGGACGAGTGTTCTCTTAACTTTGGCTTTGGCCCGGGGGCTTCTAGCTCTTTACGCCGTTCCAAGGGTGATGCATACTTCAAATTTGGGGTTGTTAGGCCCCATACGACGAAGGAAAACTCCTTGCTTTCCCTGTGCGCTGTCAAAAGCTCACCGAGTTGGTTTTCATACCTGCTCAATGGGAGAGATCCGGTTGAATTCTCGAATCTACCTATCAGTAAACAGATAGAAGAGCTCTTTGAGTTTTCACCTGGTAACAAGGTTACTACAGTGGCTAAGAATGCCAAGACAAATCGGGTAATTGCTATTGAACCGGATCTGAATATGTATATTCAGAAAGGGATTGGTAGCGTTATCCGTAGTCGTCTTAAAAGGGTGGGAATTAATCTGGATGATCAAACTAGAAATCAACAGCTTGCTTTGCTTGCTAGTGTCTCTAACAAGCTTACAACTATTGACCTTAGTTCGGCATCCGATACTATCTCTCTTGAGTTAGTAAGGTTGCTCCTCCCAAATGACTGGTTCGAGGCCTTAAAGCAGTCTCGTTCTAGTCATGGCATTATGCCTAATGGTAGCATAATTTGCTATCAAAAGGTATCGAGCATGGGTAATGGTTTCACTTTTGAGCTAGAAAGCCTTTTGTTTTGGGCAATCTGCTCTAGTGTGATATCCTTACTTAAGCCCGCTGATCGTCAGCTTGCTGTCTACGGAGATGACTTAATAGTCTCCTCCGATATACAGCATACCATCTTGTGGCTCCTTAAGTATTTGGGGTTTACTCCAAATCCTAAGAAGACATTTACTGATGGTCCATTCCGTGAAAGTTGTGGTAAACATTACTTTCTCGGTACTGACGTTACTCCTTTTTATATCCGTAAGGATATAACCTCTGCAGATAGGCTCATCATAACCGCAAATCAAATTCGACGGTGGGCTCGGCTCACCTATGGACTTGACCCACGGTTAAAGATTTGCTATCTTTCTTGCGTAGTTTTGTTACCTAAGGTTCTACGCAAGCCATCTATTCCTGACGGCATCGGCGATCTCGCTTTGTTTGGCGATTTCGACGAATGTAGGCCAAAACGTGCCTCACGTCAGTTCTGTGGATGGAAGGCTTTAGGTTACCAGCAACTTGCTGTTAGTCTATCGCCCGCAGATGTACCTCTCCTTATAAGAAACCTTTTTATCTTATCACGTAGAAGTGATAAGGTTAGGGCTCTTATTAGTGAGGAAAGGGAGCTTGACTTATCGATTGTTAACCTAAAATCTGATAAGCCTAAGTGGTTGGTCGTGAGACCAACCGTTCCACTGTGGGAAAGCTATGGGCCGTGGTTAAGCCCATATCCTTCTTGACCCTAATCCTTGGGTCTGGTGGCCCTCTATTATAGAGGGTACGGGATGATAAGTCCCAAATGAACAGAG